CCTGAAGAACAACGGTACTTTAAACGGCGTAGCGGCGGATACTATTAGGGGTTAATATTATGGCGATTGAAAAAGGGTTATACCAAGCTCCAGCAGGCGTAGATGAAGATATGCCAGCAGGTGACATGCCACAGGCAGGTCTGGAGATTGAGATTGTTGATCCAGAAATGGTTACACTAGATGATGGTAGTGTAGAGATAACTATCGTTCCCGGTCAGGAATCAGACGATATGCCGTTTGATGGCAACCTAGCTGAAGAGATGGAAGAGGGTGACCTCACATCGCTAGCTGAAGAACTCATTGGCCTCATTGATTCCGACCTTGATAGCCGCAAAGAGTGGGCAGATACGTTTGTAGATGGTCTGGATGTGTTAGGGTTAAAGTACGAAGAACGTACTGATCCTTGGCAAGGCGCCTGCGGCGTGTACTCCACAGTGCTAGCAGAAGCAGCCATAAGATTCCAAGCCGAGACCATGAGCGAGACATTTCCCGCGCTCGGCCCAGTAAAAACAAAAATTCTAGGTGAAGAGACTAAGGAGAAGACTGAAGCCGCAGCTCGCGTTAAAGCCGATATGAACTTTGAGCTTACCGAGAATATGGTAGAGTACCGCCCAGAGCATGAGCGTATGTTATATAGCTTGGGACTAGGTGGTTCGGCGTTTAAGAAAGTTTACCATGACCCCAACATAGGGCGTCAGGTTGCGTTGTTTATACCCGCAGAAGATTGTATCGTGCCATACAGCGCGTCACATATTGAGACTGCAGAGCGTGTCACGCATGTTATGCGTAAGACAAAGAATGAGCTTAAGAAGTTACAGGCCAGTGATTTCTACCGTAGCATAGATCTTAATGAGCCAGAGCCTTACCACTCTGATATTGAGATACGTAAGGCTGAAGAGGGTGGATACTCTCTGACTGATGATGATCGGTATGCACTGTACGAAGTACATGCTGACCTTGTAGTTGAAGGGTTTGATGACTCTGAAGAAGAGATTGGCAAGCCATACGTGGTAACTATAGAGCGTGGGTCAGGGGAAGTTCTTGCAATCAGACGCAACTGGGATCCTGAAGATCCGCTCAAACTGAAGCGCCAGCACTTTGTACATTACCCATATGTACCGGGATTTGGCTTTTATGGCCTCGGGCTTGTCCACATTATTGGTGGATACGCACGAGCAGGAACCTCCTTGATACGTCAACTTGTCGATGCCGGTACGCTCGCTAATCTGCCCGGTGGACTTAAGTCCCGTGGCTTGCGTATCAAGGGGGACGATGTTCCTATTGAACCGGGAGAGTTTAAGGATGTGGATGTACCGTCAGGTAGTATCCGTGACAACATCATGCCTCTACCATACAAGGAACCGTCCCAGACACTTCTAGCCTTGCTAGATAAGATCACTAACGAAGGCCGCAGACTGGGCGCTATTAGCGACATGAACATATCTGATATGTCAGCTAATGCTCCGGTAGGCACAACGCTGGCGCTATTGGAGCGTACACTAAAGCCAATGGCTGCAGTACAAGCCCGTGTTCATTATGCTATGAAGCAGGAGTTCAAGCTCCTTAAAGCTTTAATGGCAGAATACGCGCCAGCAGAGTATTCATATCAGCCTGTTAGGGGGGAAGTATCTGCCCGCCAGTCTGATTATGCGATGGTGGATGTTATCCCCGTTAGTGATCCTAACAGCTCTACTATGGCACAACGGGTTGTTCAGTATCAGGCTGTCCTGCAGATGTCGTCTCAGGCACCGCAGATTTACGACCTGCCACAGCTACACAGACAGATGATCGAAGTTCTTGGAGTAAAGAACGCAGACAAACTTGTTCCTATAAAGGACGATATGAAGCCTGCAGATCCTGTCAGCGAGAACATGAACGCACTTATTGGTAAGCCTATGAAAGCATTTATCTACCAAGACCATGAGGCACATATCGGCGCCCATATGGCGTTTATGCAAGACCCATCGGTTATGGGTATGATCGGGCAGAACCCGCAAGCACAACAGATCATGGCATCCCTGCAAGCTCATATCGCAGAGCATCTTGGGTTTAAGTATCGCAAGGATATTGAAGAGAAGCTTGGCGCGCCACTACCAGCACCAAACGAAGAGCTTCCAGAAGATATCGAAGTGCAGCTTGCAAGGGTCGTTGCAGAAGCTGGCAAACAGTTAACACAGGCCAATAAGCAACAGGCCGCACAGAAACAAGCACAACAGCAGCAGAAAGATCCTATCATTCAGATGAAACAAGCTGAATTGCAGATCAAACAGGCAGAAGAACAGCGTAAGACACAAAAAGACGCTGGCGATATGCAGATCAAACAGGCAGAACAGAAACGCAAACTTACTAAAGACATGGCAGATGTCAAACTTGAAGAAGCGCGGATCGAGCTTGAAAAACTAGAAGTTGGCATAGACGCTAAAAAAGCTGGTGTAAAAATGCGGGCAGATAAACAGGCCAATAGAACTAAAACAGAATTAGAGATAGCCAGACTGGCCGCAACTAACAAAAAGGAACCTAGCTAACCATGGCTAAAACCGTCTTTGACGTGCTTAACGATAGAATTAACGAGGATAAAACCTCTGCACTACAGTTTCTTCAGAGTGGTGGAGCAAAAGACTTTGCCCAGTACAAAGAAGTTACAGGCTTGATACGGGGTCTCGAAGCCTGCCTTACTCATGTAGCAGACCTCTCGCGCAATCAAATGGAAGATGATGATGACTGAAGCAATTAAAAAAATTACTCCTGATGAAGATTGGGATGCACAACTACCAAAACCTTGTGGATACCGCTTACTGGTAGCGTTACCTGATATAAGTGATACCTACGAAGGCAGTAGCTTACTTAAGACTGATGGCGAAAAACACAAAGAATACATCATGTCAATCATGGGTGTGGTTATTGATATGGGCGATGCCGCCTATACTGATAAAGACCGGTTCCCTACAGGCGCATGGTGTGGAGTTGGTGACTACGTAATGTTTCGTATGAATACCGGCACCCGTTTTAAGGTGAATGGTAAAGAGTTCCGTTTGATGAATGACGATTCTATTGAGGCAGTTATACCTGACCCTCGTGGAATCTGCAGAGTATAGGAGTCTAGCATGGCGTTTCAAAAAGTAGAGTATGAGTTTCCTGATGAACAAGATAAAAAACCAGATATAGAAGTGGAGAGTTCCAGTGCCGTTGAAATTGATCTATCTGGCAAAAAACCTGCAGAGTCTAAGCCAGAACCTCAGAGTAAAAGTGATACTAGCGATGACGGACTTGAAATTGAAGTTGTTGATGATACGCCAAAAGCTGATAGAGGGCGTAAGACTTCTGAGCCACCGTCTGATGTCACTGATGAAGAACTTGAAGAGTACTCTGACAAAGTAAAAAACAGGATTAAACATTTCAGCAAAGGCTACCACGACGAAAGGCGGGCAAAAGAAACAGCCCTCCGCGAAAGACAAGAGCTGGAAGCGTTTGCTAAAAAGCTGGTAGATGAGAACAAAGAATTAAAAGGCACGGTTGGTAAGAATCAATCAACTATGCTTGAGCAAGCTAAACGTTCTGCTACAGGCGAGCTAGAACAGGCCAAAGCTAGATATAAGGTAGCGTATGAAGCAGGTGACGCAGATGCTGTTGTTGAAGCGCAAGAAACATTAACATCTGCTAAGATTAAGGCTGATAGGTTAAATAATTTCAAACTTCCCGCTTTACAGGAAGAAGAAACTCCTGTTAACTTACCAACAGAAACCGCTCCACCGGCAGATACACGGGCTAATGAATGGGCAGCAGCTAATTCATGGTTCGGGTCAGACGATGAAATGACCGCTCTAGCGATGGGGTTGCACGCCAAGCTTCAGAAAAATGGTGTCACCATTGGAAGCGATGAATACTACGAGAGAATTAATTCTCGTATGCGCCAAGTATTCCCCGATAGTTTCGAGGATGCTGAAGTAGAAGTCGAGAAGCCTAAGAGACAAGCAAATGTGGTTGCACCCGCAACGCGGAGCGCAGCGCCAAAGAAAATAACGCTAACGCAAACACAAGTGTCTATAGCTAAACGACTCGGAGTACCCTTAGAACTATACGCCCAAAAGGTTGCAGAAGAAATGAGGAAAAACTAATGGCTGAAAACCGTATTAACCGTGAAGAGACCACCCACGAAAAAACGACTCGTACTAGAGCTTGGCAAAGACCAGAGACATTGCCCTCACCGAATCCCGAGCCGGGTTACGCATTTCGTTGGATTAGAGTCGCCACGCAGGGGCAAACTGACGCCACCAATGTTTCTTCCAAGTTTCGTGAAGGTTGGGAGCCTGTAAAAGCTACAGACCATCCTGAGATTACAATGGTTACTATCGAGAACGAGAAGTTCAGAGATAATGTTGTAATTGGCGGTCTGATCCTTTGCAAAGCTCCAAAAGAACTGATTGAAGAACGCACCGAGTACTACGAACAGCAGACACGGGGTCAGATTGAATCAGTTGATAACAACCTTATGAGAGAGAACGATCCCCGTATGCCGCTCTTCCATGAGCGGAAATCAAAAGTTACTTTTGGTCAAGGGGGTTAGACATAAACCTTTGTTATCTGGAGACAAATAGATGGCATATCCTACCATTGATGCCCCATATGGCCTAAAACCAATCGGAATGATTGGCGGTCATAGTTATGCGGGTGCCACACGTAAGATTCCTATCGCTTCAAACTACGGTACAGGCATCTTTAATGGAGATGTGGTACAGTACAAGAACGATGGAACAATCATTATCACTACACTACAGAACAACACTTCAGTAGTTGCTGGTGTTATTGGTGTATTCTTGGGTTGTAGCTTTACAGATCCAAATACAGGTCAATTGACCTTCCGCCAAGACTATCCTGCTAGTACAGTAGCGGATGATATCGAAGCATTTGTGTGCGACGATCCAAACGTTCTGTTTAAAGTAGTAAATTGCACTAGCTCATCTGCTGACGGTGCTACTGGTGGTCTACTACCTGCATTCATTAGCCGTGCTAACGCTATTTCGTGTAATGCAGAACTTGTACTCAACACTGGCCTGACATCTTCAGGTAACAGTCGTATGGGCGCTTTCGCTAACAACGTAGCAACAATTCTACCACTTACTGTTGTTGACGTTGTCCCTGACACAAAAAACAGCTCTGGTAACTTTGTTGAACTTATTGTTAAGCTCACACAAGGCTATCATCGCTATCAGCAAACCGCTGGCGTATAAGGAGGAGTAGATAATGGCTATTTCACGCGCACAACTACTTAAAGAACTCCTTCCCGGTCTAAACGCTTTGTTTGGCTTGGAGTACGCTAAGTATGGTGAAGAACATGGGGAGATCTTTGAAACAGAGACTTCCGATCGTTCATTTGAAGAAGAAACAAAGCTGTCAGGATTTTCTGCTGCACCTGTTAAAAACGAAGGCTCTGCCATCGAATATGACAATGCACAGGAAGCATTCACAGCTCGCTACTCACACGAAACCGTTGCAATGGGTTTCTCAATTACTGAGGAAGCTATTGAGGATAACCTGTATGACTCACTGTCATCTCGTTATACTAAAGCACTGGCTCGTGCGATGGCGTACACAAAACAAGTTAAGGCAGCTACAATTCTGAATAATGCCTTTGCTTCTGGTACTACATACGGTGACGGTAAGTCACTTTGTGCTACTGACCACCCGTTAATCTCTGGTGGTACAAACTCTAACGAACCTACAACTGCAGCGGATCTTAACGAGACTTCACTTGAAGCCGCTATTATCCAGATTGCTGGTTGGACTGACGAGCGTGGACTGCTGATAGCATCAAAAGCCCGCAAGCTGGTTATCCCACCGAATCTGCAGTTTGTGGCAACTCGTTTGTTGGAGACTGAAGGACGCGTAGGTACAGCGGACAACGACCTTAATGCACTTCGCAATAACGGTTCTGTTCCTGAAGGTTACACTGTCAACCACTACCTGACAGATACCGATGCGTGGTTCCTAATGACAGACGTTCCTAACGGTCTGAAGCACTTCACACGTAGCCCAATGGCTACCTCTATGGATGCTGATTTTGATACTGGCAACAGCCGGTACAAGGCCCGTGAGCGTTACTCATTCGGTGTGTCCGATCCGTTGGGCATCTTCGGTTCACCCGGAGCATAAACATATTAGAGGGGGGTGGCTTGCCACTCCCTTCTTTTTCATATACTATACCTTATTCCTGACAGTCGCATTGGGTGACTGACACTAGCCACGACAGGAGATTGAAATGGCTAATACTACCTTTACAGGTGCGGTTCGCTCAAAAGGCGGCTTTACTACAATAAGTGAAAACTCTATCGGAGCTATTACAACTCTTTCAAGCATCAGTTCAACTGGTGTAGCTTCTTTTGATGCAAACACGATGGCTGTAGAAGCTGGTACTGGTATTACAACTGGTTCTGGAACAATCTACCGCAGTTCAGTTCAGCGTGTGGGCGGCATCATTACAACTCGTATTCTTATTGACCTGACTGGTCTACGCTCAACAGGTGGTGCAGACATCATTGGTGTCAACGGCACATCACTTGTTTGTCACATTGGTCAAATTACTGCTGCAAAAAACGGCACTATCTTGACTGGAAGCATGGAATGCTTTGAAGCTCCTGCTGGTGGTGATCCAGATATTAACGTTCACTCTGCTACAGAGGGAACAGGTGTTGAAGACGGAGCTATTAGTGGCTTAGATGAGACATTGTTAGTTAACTCTGGTGACGCAACTCTAGGTAGTAAGGTTTACTTTACTGCTGTTCCTGCTGCTGATCAGTTCTTGTACTTGACAACAGGCGCAGCTACAGACGCTGATTACACTGCTGGTAAACTCCTTATTGAATTGATGGGCTATGAAGCCTAGTAACGAGGGGGGGTAACACCCCTCTCCTTTTATAAGGAGATTGATATGAGTCATAGCTCAGACATAATACCTAAGTTTATCAGCGACGAAAACGCATCAGATCCAGATCGTTTGGTGACAGCCGCTAGACCTGATACTAGCGCGACTATGGCGGAAACCACGTTTGCTGGGGGTGGGGCTAGAAATGTCACTGTAACCACGAGCGGCACAGGGGATAATGCTAAGACCTGCACAATAACTGGTACAGATGTCTTTGGTAACGCCATGACAGAAGTTATAACTTCTACTGGTAGTGCTGAAGCTGTAGCAGGCGCAAAGCTGTTTTTAACAGTAAGTGCCGTAGAATGTTCTGCAAAATATGCTGCGAACATCACGGTAGGATCAGGCGATCTTTGCGCCGAAGCCATCAACGGTAGCAATAGAGTGCGCATGAAAGGCTTTTCTATAGTCTCTGGTGGCACGGCTGGTGTTGTGGAGTTCTTTAATAATACCCCTGAGAACGGATCTGCTCTGTTTAAGTCTCGTACTATAGGCACTGACAACACCACACTGGACAGAACTATACCTGCAGACGGTATTTTGTTTACAGATGGTATGTCAGTAAAATATACGATAGCTACAATAGACATGATGACGTTCTTCCATGGCTAGTCGTAAAGGCACAATGAAAGGCCACACTATTGGTGGAGGACATAAGCGTCCCACCAAGTCTGGTGCTGGAATGACTAAAAAAGGTGTTGCCAAATATCGTAGAGACAATCCCGGCAGCAAGTTAAAAACTGCGGTTACTGGCAAAGTAAAAGCTGGTAGCAAATCTGCAAAACGTCGTAAGTCATATTGCGCTCGTAGTGCTGGGCAAATGAAACAATTTCCGAAGGCTGCTAAAGATCCTAATTCTAGATTACGGCAGGCTAGGAAGAGATGGAAATGCTAGATGCCGTATTTACAGTCCAACATACCATACTTCAAAGCTTGGGTTCGTAGAGAGTACACCAAGAACTTAATGGAGTATCATGGCGAGTTCCTTCATGCCATGGTCGTTGCTGTAACTACCATGCCTAACCGCACTCTTAGCTTTCAAGTTATCTTCACAGGATGTGAGTCAGACGACACTGACGAGCCTAATGTGCATGGTGGGGCTATGTGGGCTAGGATGCCTCTCACAGCCCTTGTAGCTGATGTGCCATATGAAGAGTGGCCCACAGAGTTACCGCCCTATATAGCGCAACCTTGGGACTGTATGTCCCATTATCATTCAGTATACAAGATTGAAAGAGCATCACCAGCGCCTTGGATGGCAAAAGTGGATGGTGAGTTCTATCCTGCCAAATATTACTTCACTGTCGATTACACAGACAATGAGGTTGCAGATGATCCAGCACAACACAAACAAAGCCATGTGCTTGAACTGT